GTCCCAAATGCCAAGTCGACAACTGCCCAACTCGTTGACACTTGCGGAAATCTGGAAACGTATAGTGTCATTGACAAGGACATTGCGGACCTCAACGGCAACACCGCCGAGTTCAGACTTTCAGAGGTCAAGGCGTTTCTGGAAGGCATGTCGCAGCAAGTCGCGGCGACGTTAATCTACGGTAATCAGTTCACCAACCCAGAAAGGTTTACCGGCCTTGCCCCAAGATACTCAACAAAGACCACCCAGAACTCCAACACGGCGTTCAATGTGCTCGACGGCGGCGGCACCGCGTCAACCAATACCTCACTCTGGATCACCGTTTGGGGAGACGATACTCTCCACGCAACTTTTCCTAAAGGGAAAATCACGGGATTACAGCATCGAGATATGGGTGAATGGCCAGTGTTGGACACCTCGTCTAACACCTACCAGGCGTATCGAGATCACTTTAAGTGGGAAATTGGTCTCGTTCTCAGAGACTGGCGTTACGTCGCAAGAATTGCAAACATCGACGTTACTCAACTTACTGGAGTCTCTGCTGCGAACCTGATCAACCTGCTGATCCGCGGCTTATACCGACTGCCGACGGCCCCGGTGTCTGCAACCACCGTTCAGACCTCTGATACGCCGGAAGTCCGCGCCAACATGGGACGCACGACCATCTACGCCAACCGCGTGGTCCGCACCTACCTCGATTTGCAGGCCATGAACAAAACGAACGTGTTGCTGCGCATCGAGGAGTTTGACGGCAAGCCGATCACTACGTTCAGGGGCATCCCGGTACGAACCTGTGACGCCATCCTGTCGAACGAAGCAACCGTCAGTTAAGGAGAAAGCTCATGATTCTCGACAATCTTCTGTTGTTCTCTGGGACCAGCAACGGTGCTTCTGGTGTTCCGGCGCTCGATTCGCTGCACGACCGTCCAACGACGGGCACGCAGGCGTCGAGCAACATCCTTGATCTCGCGCAAGGCACCGCGGCCAATCCGGCACTGCCACCCTCACAGACACAATCGGCTGGTCCGCCGGCAACGACGGCGCAGCCGATCCGCGATCTCGGCATCGGCGACGATCCGGCGCTGAAAATCCTGGTCGTTGTCACGACGGCGCTGACTGGTGGAACTACCCTGACGGTCAATCTTCAGGGCGCACCGGATTCCGGGACCGGCACGCCTGGTTCGTTCACCACGTGGTGGTCTTCGCCAAGCTACGGTGTTGCAGTGCTGCTGACCGGCTCGCGGCTGATGGACATGGACATGCCTAGGCCGCCGCTTGGCTCGCCGGAGCCGCGCTTTATCCAACTGCAATACGTCTCGACCGGGACGTTTACTGCAGGTGCACTTTTGGCGTCACTGGTCCTCGATCGCCACGACCAGATCTACAACAATGCTGGCGTGAACTCCCTGCTCGGCGGATATCCGGCAGGCATCACGGTGCCAAACTGATGCGCATCCCGTTCAAGTTCACGATGGTGGGGGCAGCGTTTGCTGCCCTTGCCCTCGGCTATGCGGTATGGGCCCAGCCGATAATCCCGAACCAACTCTCCGGCAACGAGTGCTGGAATGCGGGACAGGGCCCTGGTGGACCGGCGGTTGGCTTTGTCTGCTCGTATCAAACACGCAGCTCTTGGGGCTACTTTCTCAATACCGCTGCGCAAACCGGCACAGTGCAGCTGACCGTCCAGCAAAACGCAGTGATCATGCCAGTACAATCAACCTCTGGCGTGACCTTCAACATGCCACTCAGCCCAACTCCGACTGATGGCTCTATCGTCTCGTTCTGTAATACCTCCAACGCTGCGTTCGCGACTCAAGCTGTGACGATCACAGCGACTGCCCCGCAAGTCTTCGCGACTGGCGCGACTACGACGTTGACCACGCTGGCCGCGCGCACTTGCGTGAAGCTGATCTATACTCTGAGCAACACAACGTGGAGTCAGGTGCAATGAGGCGCCTCCTCTACGCTCTCTTCGTTGTGCTGACGTCGGCTTCGGCGTCAGCACAACCGACCATCATCGGCCCAGCACAAACCGCAATCTGCAACAAGATCGCCACGCTTGCGGCTGGACCAGTCGTAATCACACAAATTATCGCGGCCGTAACCGGGCAGTCGATCTTCGTCTGTGGATGGCATGTCACCAATACCGGTGCCACTGGTACTTTCTCGATCCAGACCGGCACCGGCTCTAACTGCGGCACTGGCACAGCAACCTTGGTTCCCGCCATCAATGTGACGAGTACAGCACCGTCGGCCGACCATGTTGAATACGCAACTGTGCAGATTCCCGCTGGTCTTGCGTTGTGCGTCACGCCCAGCGTCGCAACGATCGCGTTCGTCATTTGGTACTCACAGTTCTAGGAGTGTGTCATGGCCCGCTGGCGTCTGCTCGAACCGCACTATCTGTTCACCGAACCCGGCACGAAGTGGGAATACGTCGAGACCGACCGCGTCACGGGTCGGCAAGTGCGCAAGCAATACGACGTGCCCACGTACTTTCATCATGAAGCAGAGACGGACTGGAACGATTACACCACTCTGGCCAACGGCGCCAAAGCTGCCGGTCAGGTCGTCGTCTCTGATGGCCACAATCCCGGCCCGCGCGACATCATCTTCAAGGGCGAGCCGACACCCGGCATGGACCCGCTCGACGACGAGGCCAGAGCTATTACCGCAAAGTTCAGGAAAGAGAAGTGGAATATCCCCGATAACATCAAATGGGGAGCAGGAGAGTACAGTATTGCGCTAGCCGATCACTTCGTCCAACAGCAGGACAAGGTGAACATGCAGATGGCCAAGCTGGAAGAAAGCCGGGTGCAGAACACGGACAAATTCCAAGAATCAATGATCGCAATGATGGCGCAGAACCAGAAGATCTTGGAGCTGCTCGCAGTTAAATCGAATGGAGAACCAAATGGCGAAGAAGGATCTGCTGGAGAAAATCATAGCCGATCTGCAGGCGTTGTCCGCCGTCGTGGGCGACGTTTCGGATATCGAAGAACGCAGGGAGCGCGCCCAGGCCGACCTCGACTCGCTGAACCAAACGAGGGAGCAGGCACTGGCGCAGAAAACCGAAGCGGAGACGTTGTTGAGCCAAGCGCAGAAGGAGGCACAACGCCGCTTTGATCAGGATATGTTCAACAAACAAGGCCAGCTAAAATCGCTGATCGAGCGCGTTGCTACCTTGCAAAAACAAGTCGCCGAGCTGAGCCAGGAATTGGAGTCAAAAAACGGTCAATTGGCTTCGGTCAATGGCGCTATGGCTGACGCGCGACGCAGGCTAATGGGATGAGTGTAAGCTTGCGTCATGAAGCTATGGCAACCAGAAATTCCACTCGGTATTTACTACGCGGTGGTGAACATCGGGGCCACGTCCACGATCGTTATTGGCAGACCGAACCAACAAATCGTCTTGATCTCATGTGGCCTAACCGTGGGCACGAACTGTTCTCTGACATGGCAGACCTCAACTGGCGCAATCGGCATCTTTGGCCCATCGCCAATAACAGCGACCGGTGGCTACATTCTCCCCTTCAACGCCGGCGGTTGGTGCCAGACAGCAATAGGAGACAGTCTCATTCTTAGCCCTTCACCAAGCGCCTCGGTGGGCGGTGGGATATCCTACGTGTGGGTGGAGCAACCGGGGAACTAAAATGGTATTCCTCAAAACCTCCCACGATGGCGAGATTTTTCTCGACCACTCCGCCAGCCCCGGCTTCACCCCAGAGCAAGCGCGCAGGATGGGCTTCCCACCAGAGCTCACCGGCGAAGGCAAGCAGATGCACGCCGCCACTCTTGGCTGCCCACACTGTGGTTCGCACGTCATGATCAACCCAATGCGCAAGCGCCCACGCGCGCACTGCTATCAATGCAATCGGTACATCTGCGACATCTGTGACGGAGTTCGATATGAGTCGGGGTACGTCCATCGCAACATGAATCAGATTCGCGAGATGCTCGCGACTGGAAAATGGGAAATGCACGGGACAATGAGTCGGCCACTCCTTGTTCCCAAATAGAGGAGAGAAGCAATGGCTAAGAGGATATTTGCTACGCAAGGTGTGATCGGGCCACTCAACCCGTTGGGATCGGCTGCCGCTGGCTCGACTTTTATGGACCTTAGGATGAACTCCTCGGCCGCTGCGGCCGTGATCTGCGATGTCTTGGAGTGTTGCATCACCGGCACAGCAGCGGCCTCGGCGATCGGTGGTTTCTATCTCGTAAGGGCATCGACCCTTTCAACTGGAGCAGGAAGCGCGCTCGCCAACCCAAATTCGGATGGTGGCGCTCTTCCAAGCATCAGTGCACTGACCAACGCAGTCACTGCCGCGATTGCCTTTGCCACGACACAACCAACGCTCTCCAGCGCTACCACTGACGCCAAGCTCAACCTCGGGCTGAATACCTTCGGCGGGATTTTCCGCTGGAACGCAGCGCCGA